GGTAAAAAAGGTAAGGGAATAAGAAAACTAAAAAAAGTAGCACCACAAGTTGCAAAACGAATGGGTTACAAGAAAGGGATGAGGGTTTGTAGATAATGAAAAAAGGATATCATAAAACAAAAGACGGACGTACGGTTAAAAAAGGTTTGTATTACTATATGAACAAAGCTAAAAAATCCGGCAAAAGCAGACCAGGTAAAGGCACTGTTACAGACAAAGCTTTGAAAAGATCTGCGAAGACTGCAAAGAAAGCGTAATATGAGAAAACAGGATAATATGCCTGCAAGAAACAAGAAGAACTTTAGATCTACAAAATCTGGAGCAGGTATGACACGAGCCGGTGTTGCTGC